TTGCGCGGCAAGTCGCGAAAGGATTTCTGAAGCGCGCGGCTGTCAACCTTCATGATGCAACGCCTTTTTCCAAAAGCATCTCCAGGACTTCTCCGCTAGCGTCGGCCTGCATGATGGAGCGGATGGCCCAGGTCTGGCCGCGCGCTGTGACGCGATCAGAAACCGTGATGGCCTGCGTCACGCTGTCAGACCTCAGCCGCATAGTGACGAGGCCGACATCTTGCAGCGCGCCGCCCTCAATGGCTTCCTTGCCCAGCCGTTCGCGGAAGTCTGCCGACCGGGACGCATGGTCCGCCCAAGCGCCAGTGACGTTGCCGTATGCGTCAGTGGTCGCGGCCATGCGCTGGAAAGTGATGCGGTCGCGGAATAGTCCTGATCTAGCCATACCAGCGTTCCCGGTGCAGGTTCAGCAGATCCTCAAATCCGAACGGAAGCGTTTTGGAGGTAACGCCGATCAACTCGTTTTCGCGGTTTTCATACCAGAAGGAAACCAGCATGAGCATGGCGTGCCGGATCGTGTCAGGCACGCCTGCCGAAGCCCCTCCATAACCTGCCGTAAACTCAATTTTGATCGAATCCGGGCGGACCTGTGAAACAGGCCAATTAAAGCCGGTTTTCGGCTTTATGACCTTGGAAAACGGCAAACCAAAAATGTCAAAATTGACCAGACTGTCAGTCTGAAATACGCCGTCCGTGTCGTAATACTTCACCGCATCAACGGACTGGACCGGCCCTAGCTGGAGCGTGATTTCACGATTGGGTGTCTGTGGCAGCCATTGCGCCCAGGTCTGCGTGATGACGCATTGCCCCAAGACGCCTTTGGCGTCCACTGTGGCGACCGCAACATCAATCAGCCGATTGAGATATGTGTCCTCATCGCTATGCTCAATACGCAGTTGCGCTTTGACCTCCGCCAAGCTGACAGGCAGCGCCGCCGGTGCGGTCACAAGTTCCAGCCGTTGGAGATCGGTCATCATCACTTCGCAGCCTTGCGCGTTGCGGTCTTTTTGGTGGCAGTTTCAACCGCCGCCGGTTGATCGACGATTTCGCCAATGCCATTTTCGACGAGACGCCGAACATATTCGGCATCATCTACATCGATGATGTCACCGGAGTTGTGGCTGAAATCTATACCGGCCATTGATGTCAAAAGTTTGATTTTCATAACAGATCCTGTTGAAGGTGGGTGAGGGCCGGAACCCTCACCCGTTATCCCCAACCTATGCAGTGATCAAATGCTTGACCGCAGCACTGTTGGCCAACACGCCGTCAAAACGGATCAGACCAGCAATGCCAAGATCCGGCCAGAATCGTTCGCGGACAACAGTCACAACTGGTGCGCCGACTTTCCGAACGTAGAATTTCGAGAAGTCGCCGAAGATCATGACCTTCTGACCAGTCGCCAAGCTGGGCATCGCTTGGTTGACGTAGTAGCGATAGCCCAGGATGCTGCCCGGCACGCCGACCTGATAGTTGCCCATTTGCCAGAGATAGTTGCCGTCACCGTCTTTCAGCTTGCGAATAGCAGCGAGAGTGCTGTCATTCAACATGAAAGCCGCTTTCGGGCTGGACCGATAGGCCGGATCGACCGAGTGCAGCAGGTCGATGATTTCATCTGCCGTGATCGCTGCAACCGCCGCAGCGGTCTTGCCGAGGCTAGAACCGGTCACGATACCCTGGACATCAGAAGAACCGCTGCCCGTGGTCAGCTTGCTGTTAGCAATCCGGCCCAGGCGCTCGCCCAGCAAAGAGCCCAGGATCGGCTCCATATTGAAGATGGAATCCTGCGCCAGTTCGTAGGACCACTTCACCCATTCTGTATCGAATGCGTAAGCGCCAAGCTGGGCTTGGCCGAAAGTAACGTCCTTGCCGCCGTCATCCGTGAGCGCGGTGCCTTCGGTATGAGCGACCGCAGTCACTGCCGTGTCATTGACAGTCGGAATGTTGAATGTCGCGCCGGTCGATGTGTTGAGGGTGGTGCAAAGGTCCTCATTATACATCGGACCATAAGCGGCCATCGCCTGATCAATGAAATTGGCGAGTTCCACCGGCACGGTGTAGCCGCCCGCGCTGTTGGTGCCAGCAGTCTGAGTGCGAGCCTCGACGTTTTGAACGCCAGCGCGCAGGACGTTGCGAACCTCAGTGTCGAGTCCGTCAATGCCGCCATTGCGAATCAGTTCGTAAAACGCTTCGCGATAGACAATCGCCTTGCCGACATCAACGCCACGGCCCTCAGCATTTGCCGGGACCGGACGCTTGGAAAGGTCCACCTCTTTCGCACGGACTTCGATGCCGTCGATTTTTTCGTGACGCTCGACCAGAGCCGCCAGCCTATCATGTTCGGCCATGGCTGCATCAAACTCGCGCTCGATTTCAGCCGCGCGGGCCTCATCGGTCGAATCGGTAACTTCATTCAGCTTTGAGCGGGCTTCGGTCGCAATCCGCGCCATCTGCTCCCGCAGGTTCTTGAGATCAGCCAATTTAGGCCTCCATCTAAGGGACTGGACGTCATCACGACGCTCACTCCACAGCCTTGCCCAAGGGCCGGGATAAGGGCAGAAAGAGCGAGAGCCGCCCTTACTTGACCGGCAAAGTCCGCTTCATGCGGAGCCGCCGAATTGCCTGGGTTTGCTGCCGTTTTTCCGCGCGGAACGCTTCCAAACTGCGCAATCCAATTTCTGTGCCTTCGTACGCTGGCGTGGTGACAATGCTCACATCGTGCAGCGAAACATCTTCAATCGTCCGCTTTGGCATTTCGCCGCTTTCGTCCCAGCTTTGCCGTAACGGGATAAAGGCAAAACTCATTTTGTCCAGATCGCCGCGTTTCATTTTCGGAACCAATGCTCGAACGTCGGGGTCCGAACCATCAAGGACCGTCTCCATGTATAGACCGCGCTCGTCCTCAGATAGCAATAGCGTGCCAGAGCGCGTGCGCGCCAGCGGCAAGCCGTCGTGATTGACCAAGAACACAACATCATCACCGCGCTCCAGCGCATTGCGAAATGCTCCAGGCGCTATCACCTCGGTGAATGCTCCGCCAATTTTGGTCTCTTGACCAAACACCGCTGCGTAACCAGCGACTCGAATCTGATTGTCATCATCAGAACGAATTTCAACGGATTCGGAAAGCGTTCTGATTTCACGATCAGCCATGTCGGTCCCCAAATAATCGCTTGCAATATCCGTCATATCACCTTTTGCCGGATGTTGCAATTCTGCGCCTCGGTCATCATTTTCGGCAGCCATGATCCGCATGGCCCAGGAATAGCCAGGATCGCCGCCCCACAAAGCCCAGGCGATGCGCCCATTGCTTGGATAGCCATCCTCACCGGGCCGAAAGCCTTCTGCATCTTTGTCGATTTCATGCCGATCAAAATATGCTTTCATCCGGCGCACAGTATCAATCGACAGGTCACGACCGTTCGAGATATCGCGAGCCCGCGCGATGCCGACCGCAGTTCCGCCCCGGCCAAACTCCCGCCGCCACTCCAAGCCGCGCTTAGCCTCACGTTTCATCGCGTCAGTTGGAACCGGCATCAGCACCGCCTTGCGAGGTTAGCGGGACAGTAGCTCCCTGAATCATTAGATCATCGCCTCCAGGCAGCGGCGGCAGGTTTTCGATTTTACGTACCTCGTTTGGCGTTCGAATGCCGTTTTGAATTGCGGTCGCATGGGCCTGCATTCTTGTGGCAAGATCGCCGCGCATCAGGCCGTCAAGATTGAACTCGACAAAATATGCTGAGCCCCGCCCAAACAATTTCAGGTTCAGTTCGGCTTCGGTCTGTTCGACCCACCGCTTGACGGTGTGCTTTACAAAATGAAGGTCCTGCTGTTCCGTGTTGCTAAACGTGCCATGAGTCAAATCCTGAAGGAAGATCGGCGGCAGGTTATAGATGCGCGCGATTTGCTCGATAGAGAACCTCTGCAACTCCAGAAGCTGCATTTGCTCTGGATTAAACCCGATGCTCTTCAGTTCGTGGCCTAGCGGCAATGCCATGACTGGGCGACCGTCACGCGCCAGCTTCGCCATCATGCTCGCCACGTCTTCAGATGCACGCGATGCCGCCGCGCCGCTCTGGAATGGGCCGGTCATTACCGCAGGCGGAACGCCGCCCGCTTGAAACGCCTTTGAGCCATACGCGCTTGCAGCGATAGCCATCCCGATTGCATCGCGATTGGTAGCAATCGGGCCGCGATGATCAACAAAATCATGCTCCAGCATGAACGGAATGTCGATGATGTCGGTCGCAGGATATGTTTTTGTAAGTTGTGATCCGATCCGCACATCATAGAATTTTCGCCCCTCAAACATGCGGACGGTCAAAAGCGTCGGATCAAGCGGGTATAGGTTCACCACCTCACCGGAGTTGTTGCGCTCGATATAAGTGATGCCGCGCCCGCCTGTGAAGACCTGATCGAATGTGTATTTTCTCCACTCAAAAGAGGACATCGCCGGATTGACGGCCTCTCCCAAAATCAGCGGGAGTTGATTGCCACTGCTGGCATTGACCTCATCGTAACCCTCGGCGGTTTGCACATACATTTTGAGCGGCAACCCTGCGATGGTGCCAGCCAGGAAATTAACGGCAGCCCATACGGCAGGCACGCCGAGCGCAGTGTTGATGTTTACTGTAACACCGGCAGAGGAAACAAAATCGCCCCAGCCCATAACGCGCAAAAAATCGCTCGACGAAATCGGAACGCTTGGATTCTCAATAGATCCCCGCGTTTCCGACCGGCGGAACAAATCTAACACGCCCATCTACACCGCCATTCTATAGTCGGGATCATCCCAAGGGCTAGAGTATTGCACAGTATCGGCGCTCATGCAACCCAGGGCCATCGTCAACGCAACCATGCCA